CTTGATCATTACCTTGGCCGCGCACGCGTAGCTCTTGCCAGACCCCACCGGTCCCATGACGCCTTGCACAAAAGCGTTTGATCCAATGAAGTCGTAGACGGTGGGAGACCTCGAGAAGTCTAAATTAAGACCCGTGGTGGCCACGGCCTTGGTGGATTGCTCCTTAGTTCTTGCCACTTTGCACCTCGATTAGTTTCTCGAGGAAGTGTGCGGCCTTCTTTAGGTCGTGGACCCCGTTTTTTTCCTTGTAGCGGGTAACGTACTTAATGATTGAGCCCTCGAGGAACCCAAGTTCGTTGGCCACAATGTAGTCCCAGGGCTGGATCGCCTTGGTTTTATAGTGGCTGCCGCCCTCTTGCCTGTCGTTTGCCTGGCTCATTTGTCGGTTCTCCAAGATGTCCACACAGAAAAGGCCACCCAGGCCACGGAATACATTAAAAACCATCCCACGTCGTTCATTTGTTGGTCTCCTTGCGGTTTTCTAGGTTCCAGATGTGGTGGTCTTGCCAGGACACGGAGCGCTCGAGCTCGGCCACGCGGTTAAGGTGCATCTGGCAAACACTCTCCCAGTGCTTTTGACACTCTTTCCACGCTATCTCTGCGCAGGCCAGCTCGTCTTCTGACCAGTGCTTGGCGTCTTGCCTGGACTCAACCCAGCTATCAAAGCTCATGTCTATGGCTCCTGTTCGCTTGGCGGCGCAATTACGTTGACATCTAGCACCGACGGTTTATCTGATCCATCGTCCGGGTTATCAAGCAATCCAGACGCTTTAGCAAGTAGACGGAGCACGCCCACTTTGTCGTAGAGTTCAACATCAAGCGTCTGCGAACCATCCTTCTCACGCCTGACCCTGATATTTTTGATTGCCTGGAGGGCGTGATCTGGAATTTGACTTGCCGCCTTAACCTTGACATTGCCGTCCTCGTCCCACGTTAGGATATCTGTGATCTTGGTGTTGGCCATGCACAGCAGAGAAAACGCAATGGCCTCTCGGTTCTCCGTAATTGTGGCAGAGCGCTCCATGCGGCGTTGGATAGAGCGCACCCCGCCCCAGTTCTTGAGGCTGGGCACCTGCTCTGAGATGCGCGACTTGGGCCTGGTCATCAGAACGGGATGTCTTCATCGAGGTCCACGAACCCGTTGGCTTTGGCCTTGTTGTGCTGGTCTTGGGCCGGGAAGGGTTTGTGGGCTGCAGAGTAGACATCTCCCTGCTGTTGGGTTGGGTTGCCAATCTTGACGGTAACGTACGTCTTTCCGTCCTTGGTCTTGCGGTTGGTAATGTCCAGCCAGTGGGTCTTGCCGTCTGGCAGCATCACCTTGCCGCGAAAGTCTGCGTGCCAATCTTCGGTCTTCTTTTCGTTGGGAAAAGCAGAGCCCTGCCCAGGTTTCATCTCATACGCCATCAAAAACTCCTTCTAGGAAAAGTTGAGGAAAATTTCGGAGAGACCCCCGCGCTACGGTATGGACGGGGGGGAGGGAAGGGGTCACTTTCCCACAACCAGCTAGCGCCTGGCTCCCCCGAAAAGGATGGCCACCGCACCGCGCCTGGCCGCCAGACACACGACACGCAGCGCATCCCCGGTGCCGTACAAAAGCCATACGTTCCTTTGGCAATTGTACAAACCGCATTACAGGCCCTGTGGCGGGCTTGCGCTGTGTGCCCGCTACCCTTGCCTACCCTACCCTGTATCAAGGGCATGGCGGTGCCTCAGATCGCGTCAGAGAGGCATCAGCTGCCAGGAGGATCATCATCTCAACAACTGCCTCGGGGTTCTTTGGGATGTCTAAGCCCTCTGCTGCGTATCTCGCCTTGAGCTCATCGAAAGTTGTAATGATCATTTTAGAATCTAAACAATCTTCTAAAGTCTTTTTTAATTCTTTATTTATTTCTAAACCTATAGACATAAACAACCTATCTATACCTATGTTCTTCTGTGTTTCCACAACCGTATTAGGTTGTGTATGTGGTTGTGTATGGGAGCCCTTATCATTCACAACCTCATTGGGTTGTGTATGAGAGCTCTGTTTTGTCTTCGGTTTCCTGGCCATCATGTCTCCTAGTTTTTCGGGTCTGTTGTAGTGAAATCCGTCCCTGGTAGCCAACCCTCCGAGCATCTCTCGCAGCCGCTTTCGGTTGGCTGCCATCTGCTCCTCGGTGAACTCATGTTCCTGATCGGGTAAGTTTGGTGCCTTGTTGGCCTGTGATGGCTGGTTATTTCCCGACCGGGTTACATCCTTTCCTTGCTGGGCCATCTCTTTGGTCTCCCTGCGCCTTGTCTCCGGTGGCCTGGTGTCTTCCTGGCCGCTCGTGATAGCTATGGCGTCTACCTGGGTGACCGTTGGGTCGTAGATCACCCTCGTGGTGTTGGCTCTCTCGCCCCGGAATCCCTTGGCGGTGACCTCGATATACCCAGCAGCTGACAGAGCCTTCAGGTGCTTTGATATGGACTGCTGGCTCACCTGCATATCCTTGGCCAACCTGCCCTGGCTTACCCAAGTTATCCCAGCCCGGTTGCAGTAGGAGCACAGAATGGCCAGAGCTCGCAGCTGACCGTCAGTCAGGGCCCTGTCTCGGATAGCTCTCAGCGGAACCACGGCCAGGCTGCGCTGATCCGGTGGGGCGTCCTTCTCGACTATCTTGGGCCGCTTGGGCAGCTTGAACTCGATCACTTCCGCTGTGTTTGTTTGTGTTCCCATATCCTCATCATCTCTTCCCGTAGCGCCACTCTGGCGGCTCGCCCCCTTTTCTCTTCCACAGCATCGAGGTAAGCCAGGCGGGTCCTCTTGGAGCGATACTTCTTGAGTACACACGCAGCCTCGCCGTGCAAGAAATACTTTTCAGAATAATTCCCAACAGCGCCACCGTAAGACAGATTGACCATCCGAGAATCAGGGTGCACACAGCCGCAAGACCGGCAGCGTAGCTCGTCACTCTCGTTGGTATGCGGAACATCCGTTGACCCTCCCGGTCGTTGGCTTATCAAAAAATCGACACCACAGAAACCATCCCCTGAAACTTACGTTCTTGCAGTCTGAGCAGCTCTCATCTTCTGATTCTCCGCGCAGCTCATGCACTGCCACCGCCGGTTCTTTCCCCCGTTCAACATCTTCCATGTTCCCCCCTGTATCGGTCGTCGATGCATACAGTGCGAGCACCACCTGGTGCCCAACACGGCCTCTTCCCTCAGTGTGACGTGCCTGTATAGCTCATTAGCCACCGAGATCCTCCCTCACTGCCTTACAAAACCAATCCAAGGGCACCACCGCCCTCCAGGGCTGCCCAGAGCGCCTGAATATCACCACGGGCACAGGCGAGCCCACAGAGCCCTCAGAGTCGATTTGCGAGCTGGTGGTAACCGAGAGCTCAACCTGCTTGCACCAATCTTCAATGGCCAGGCGCTCCTGGCGCTTGACCTCGATGCAGAATCGGCCTATCTCGATGTCGTGGCCACCGTCCCTGGCCTGGCCAAGCTTGCGCTTGACCTCGAACCCCAGCTGGTCAGAGAGTATCCCGGCCAGCTCGCGCTCGCCAGTGGCTCCCTTGTTTCTTCTGCCCCGGCCATTCATCGCACACCACCCAACATCTGATCGAGCCTGGACGCGACATCCGCGTACCTGGCCTCGAGCATCTCGCGCAGGGCCTGCTCGACCAGGCTAGAACGGCTGCGGCGCTGGTCCTCAACTGCCCTCTCGAGCAGCTGACGCGTGTCAGGGCGCAGCCTAACCATCAATGGGCGGTTCTGGGTTGCCATTTAGTTCCTTTGGTAGCACTGTGAATGCACCGAATAATAACCGAATGCGATCATGGGCAACCAATATTAGGGAAACCACCTATAAATTACCTGCTTACAGGGGGTTTGACATTGCAAAACAACTTGGGCACTATTCGTTTTGTATTGCACAGTGCAATCACCAACCACCGAGATACAGGAGTTGAAAATGAAATACGTTGCCTACTACCGCGTCAGCACCGACAAGCAGGGCGCCTCTGGCCTAGGCCTCGAGGCCCAGCAAGCGGCTGTGGCGTCATACGCTACACAAATTGTTCACTCGTTCACTGAGATCGAGTCCGGCAAGGACAATGATCGCCCACAGCTCGCAGCTGCGATTGCGATGGCCAAGAAACTCAAGGCCGCGCTATTGATTGCCAAGATTGACCGCCTATCGCGTGATGCCGGGTTTTTGTTTACGCTTCGCGGCTCCGGTATCAACATTGTGGCCGCGGATATGCCACACGCTGGCACCCTTGATTTCGGTATGCGCGCTATCTTCGCCCAGCACGAACGGGAGGAGATATCTCGCCGCACCAAGGCGGCCCTGGCAGCGGCCAAGGCCCGCGGGGTCAAGCTTGGGTCCCCAAACCCAGCCAAAGCATCAGCTGCAGGCGTCGAGGCCGTCCAGGCAAGCGCAGATGCGTTTGCCAACCGCGTTGGTCCAGTGGTCCGCGAGATCATAGCCAAGACCGGGTCCAAGTCGCTGCGTGACATTGCAGCTGCGCTATCAGCTCGCGGTGTATGTACGCCACGCGGCAATATCACATGGTCGCCTAGCCAGGTGGCCAACCTAATGAGACGGGCCGCCTGATGTATGGCGTTCTGTTTCTGGTCGGCATTGTGGGATTCACCCTGGCCATTGGCTGGGTGGTCCACCGTTCCGACCGCATTCACTGCAACCGACTGACCGCCCAGCAGAAGAGAGAGCTGGGCAAGATGGTCGATCAGCTGCAGAACCACGCACCATTCGATAACTAAACCAGAGGAAAAATCAATGAGAAAAGTAAAGCAAGACCACTTCGTTGACCCGCGCACTAACTTTGCCCGCAGCTGGCGTGACAACCTGCCGGTGGAGCCAGCCCAGGACGAAGACCCACCCTGGCTCAAAGTAATTGCAACCGTCTGCCTGGCGGCTGTGATCCTGACCGCAATGTTTGTCTGAGGAGCTCATCCTATGAGACAGAATGAGTGGATTCTCGAGGAGTTGCAACGCGGTGTTCACGTTACGCCAATCGCTGCGCTGGCCGGGTGCCAGTGTTTTCGCTTGGCCACAACATCCACACCACAATGATTTACACCAACGGCAAGCGCTACGCGAGCTATCGACTAATCAAAGCAAAAGGAAAAAGAAATGGTAAGTAAAGTCACCCCCGACACAATGATGTCGGCGTCACGTCTCACAGCTGTGATGGGTTTATCAAAGTACCGGACCCCCAACGATGAGCTCGAGTGCTCAATCAACGCGATGCAGTTTATCGGGCGCGAAGATATTGGCAACGAAGCCATGGCCTGGGGCAACCTGATGGAGCCCTTGATTCTCACCCAGGCAGCGGGGCGCCTGCGCCTGTCTGACCTGGTAATCGATCACCCCAGCGCCAGGTACCACGCGGAGCTGCCCTTGTGCTGTTCGCTCGATGGCACCGGAGATGGCGGCGGCCAGGTAATCCACCACGATCCAGACAGCGGCATCTATGTGGTTGGAGCTGACACCATCAAGCTAGATGGGGTCGGCGTGCTCGAGGCCAAGCTCACAGCGATGGACGTAGAGGACATGCCGCCACTGTGGCGCGGCCCGATCCAGCTGCAGGCACAGATGGACATAGTCCACGCCAAGTGGGGGTGCGTGGCCACACTCTACCGTGGCACAGCCCTGCGTATTTTTTTGTTTGAGCCGCACCAGGAAACCATCGACTACATTGCCAAGGTATCCAGAGAGTTCCAAGACAAGCTGGACAAGTGGAAGGAGACCGGCGAGATCGACTACTACCCACCAGCTGATGGGGAGCGCTGGCCAGAGCACAGAGGTCCATACCCATCGAGGCCAGACCCAATCGAGCTTGGGATCGATGCCGAGGAACTCGCTCATAAAATTTTTAGGGCGAAACAGGAGCTGAAACGAATTGAAAAAGATGTGGCAAAAGATGAAAAGGCGCTCAAGGACATGATGGACAACGCTGAGTTTGCCGAGGCCGGCAGGTACGACATCAAGTGGCCAATCAAAAGATACGATGCCCAGCCTGCGAAGACGGTACCCGCGAAGGACGCATACACCATTAGGCAATCAACTTTGGCAATCAAGGAGGTAAAAAAGAAATGAGCCCAGGAGATCACAAGCTAATGAACTCACGTCTGCAGGCAGCTCTCAAGCTGCAGGCGCTGTGCTTTGATGCTGCCAACCGAACACCGGGCAGCTTTATGAATCGGGACCGAGCGATGGATGTGGTTGACGCGTTGGTCAACGTCGTGCTGGATACCATGGATCAATTTTTAATCGAGGAGAAACACAAGTGAATCTACAAGTACAAAACAACCAGGGCTTTGCGCCCGTGACTTTGGATGAGGCCATGAGGTTCTCGGATATGTTGGCCAAGTCTCAGATGGTTCCCAAGGCGTACCAGGGCAAGCCAGAGGATGTCCTGGTAGCTATCCAGTGGGGACGTGAGTTGGGCCTGGCACCGCTCCAGGCGCTTCAGAATATTGCGTGCATCAATGGCAAGCCATCTGTGTACGGCGACGCAGCCATGGCCCTGGTTCAGGCCAGCGCAGTGTGCGATGACATCGAGGAGTATTTTGAGAACGAAGGTAGCCCGAACCCGGTCGCAGTGTGCGTGGCCAAGCGTAAGGGTCGCTCGCCGGTGACGGTTAAGTTCTCGGTCGAGGACGCCAAGAGAGCTGGTCTCTGGGGGAAGCAGGGGCCCTGGTCTGCGTATCCAAAAAGAATGATGCAGATGAGAGCTCGAGGGTTCGCGCTGCGCGATGCGTTTCCAGACGTGCTCAAGGGATTGATCACCGTGGAGGAGGCACAGGATTTTCCGGGCCAGCCAGAGAAAGATATCACCCCCGCGAAGGCCACCAGGAACCCGCTAGACGCGCTGCCGAGGCCAGAGCCTATTGTTGCCCTGCCCGAGATACTCGAGCCCGTTGTGGAGGTCGACGATGGCCAGCGCCACCACGTCGAGGTTGAGCAGACCCAAGAGGAGGTCGCCCAGGAGCCCGAGGGAAAGTCTGAGTCGTCTTACTTTCTATTTGTGCCTGGCAAGGATGAGCCGGTGGCCGAGTACCAGACGCTATCTGATTGGGCCGCGGCCTACGAGGTGATGGCAGACAAGACAGCTCGGGCAAAGCTGCGCCCACCTCGGGAGAGGATGACAGCGCTGCGCCAGCTCAAGGAGGCCAACGAATTAGTTATGAAAAAAATTACACCTGCCGATAGGATCAACCACACGGCAGCCTACAGTAAGCGCCTGGCCACACTGGGCGCCATGTTAGAGGGAGAGGCAGCATGAGATATCTAGTGTTGGTGTTGCTACTGTCTGGGTGCGTGAGCAGCCCGGTAGTGGACGCGCCCAAGTCCCAGGAAATAGTGATGGACAAGCAGGTGCAGGCGATGTCTCGCAATGAGGTGATCATCGCTGTGCGCGAGTGCGAGAGCTCTGGCCTGAGAGCTGTGGTGATAAACGGTAAGCGCAAGATCAACGGGTTCACCACAGACATTGTGGTGGACGTGACCTGCGCTCCCCGGTTTGTGTTCTAGGCAACCAGACCAGGCAGGTAGACTGTTTTGCCTGCCTGCTTGGTCGCCGTTAGGTTTTGTTTTTTAAGGTTTGATGGGTCGTAGGAAACGTGGACCCACCCAGAGTCTGGGACACCCGGCGTGTAGAACTCAAGTATCAGCTGGGTGTACTCCAGGTTGTCCATGATCCAAATTGCTAAGTCCGCGTTTGGGATGCTCGGGATTTCGATGTCCGCTGCTTGCCCTTTGCAGTGGTCCGACGTGGGCGAGCCACCAACTTTTTGGTTGGCGGCGGGGCTGCGGTAACCGGAGTTGACTTTGACCCCCGTGTTGAAATGGTCTCTAACAGGTTGAAGAATCTTTTCACATAGTCTTTTAAGGTTTTCAATTTCGGTCTCCCCAGGTGTGTTGTCAATGTTGTGGCGCAGAGCGGTCTCGCTCTTTACCAGTTCCTCTAAAGTAAAGTTGGCGGTCAGGTTCATTTTTTCTTCTCTAAGATGTCGTCGAGCTGCTGAGATTTTTCCTTACTTCCAGCGCTCGATCCAAAGTAGTAGCCCAGCACCATCGTGACCGCGCTGGTTAGTGCGCCCAGGACGTAGATCAGAATGTCCTTGGAATTGGCGTCAACGTCCACAAAGATAATCACAGCGAACAAAATAAACGTGAGCCCCACGGTGCCGAGTGCCAGGATGGGTGTAACAATTTTGTTGAGCATCGGAGCAGCTGCGCTGGTGGCAATCTCGATCTCACGCTTGCGAGCTGAATCCATCTCCTTAACGTGAGACTCCAGCTCCGCGAGCTGGCCCTTCTGTGCCATCTCCATGAGCTTGGCCTGGGCCTCTGCCTTCGCGCCAGGGTCTGGCAAAACCTTGTCAAGAACCTTCTCTCCGATGGAGAGTAAAGCTGCGATTGGTAGCATAGTTATCCTTTCGTTGCGAGATATAAACCAATGTTGCTGAAAGCGTAACCGGCAAACACAATGGCCATTGCTAGGTTGCCCCTGGTGCCCTGTTCAAATCCAATGTAGGCGTAGACACAGCCCACAAAAATAATAAGCCACGGGCTCATACGCGCTGGCCACGGAAGTAAGCAACGCCATCGATCACCTCGCAGAGCTCGGGCGGCAGCAGCTTGCCATTTTCAAACGTGAGCACGACAAAACCAGAGCACCAGTTGACCGGGTTCATCTCGGTGTAGGTGAACTGATCCCCGTATGGTTCAGCCAGCGTGCCAGAATCCACGCCCCACCTGCGCCCGTCGTAGTCAGAAAATGGCGTGACCTTGAGCTGGTGTAGGTGCCCGGTAACGATTGACCTACCTGACTTGAGCGCATTGTTCCAGGTGCTATGCACCCCATTGTGCCAGCGGTGTTTTATGACTACCGAGCCATTGATGTCTACGCGCCAGCCCGTGTGCCACCCAGGGAAGTACGCAAACAAATCGCTAAACTCGGAGAGCTCCGGGGCGTGAGCTGCAATGTAATTAAATAAACGCACGTCGTGGTTGCCATATGTCCACAGCTTGGTTGCATTTTTGGATGCGTTTGCAATCTCATCTAGGCGATCCTGGCACGCCTCAATCTCTTGCTTGGGTGTCGGTGGGTTGGTGTTCATCAGCGTTGGGTGTCTGCTGATCCTGGCCCCATCGAAGACGTCCCCGTTGAGCACCAACTGGAGCGGCTTAAATTCGGTCAGCAAGTTAACGAATGCTTTGTGAGCTACAGTTGATTCGCCTGGCCAGTAGTGGCAGTCACTAGCGATAAAGACGCAACCATTTTCTACCTTATGGTCTATCACTCTGCGATTCTCGGGTATGTAGGTATTGCGGCGACTGTCCTGGGGAGCAGCGTAGGTTGGCAGGGAGATACCATACTGTATTTGGATCTTGGCCTTGCGAGAGGCAAATGCCCTGACAGACATACCAACGTGTTCGGCAGCTATCTTAGTGCTGCCAAACCGTTTCATCGCCGCAATAATTTCCTCGTCAGAGATTCTTTTTAGTGCCACGTATTCTCTCCAGTTTCATCTCATCGATTGGCCCGTGCGAGCTGGTGTCGTACATACACGCAATCTCCACGGCCTCGCGTGGGCTCTTGCCCAGGTGCATTGCACCCATTGCGTACCCGGCCCCGGTGCCAATGGCAAAGAACGAATTCTTAATCGGCACGGGTATGACCGAGCTCTCGTACACCCACAGTCCCTGCGCGTTTAGCATCAGAATGCTGATGTCGGTATCCGAGTCCAGGTCACCGCCCTGGTCTAGCACCTGGTAGAACTTGAGCAGCTTCTCAAAGTCACCGGCACCACCGTAGATACAGCCCTTGCCACGGCGCAGTTTGTTTATCAGGTAGTAGCTGTCATCGGAGCTGACCATTGAGTCAGCGGCCATCTCACCTGTCAAAAAATTTGC